ATTAAATAAGGAACCTCGATACTGTCTATCTTCGTAATGGTTTCCGTGCGGACTGCAGCTGCTACTTTTTTATAGTATTTAACCAAGTTTTTTAATTGTTGGGTACTGTCCTTTTGTGATGCCAACAACAATTCCAAACTTTGTTTTTCTCCCTGCATTGCCAAACGTGTGGCAACTTCCTCACCTTTTTTATTTTTATAATATTGGATAGTGTCCTGCAGCACTTCAGAATTTTTGGCAATATTCTTTTCAAGATTATTTTTTTCTGAACAGCTTCGGAACCAAAGTATGGCCAACACCACAACTACTACATGCAACCAAGATATCCGCAGCGCTGGAATCTTTATGGTTTTTTCTGGAGTGGTGAAGTTGGCTTTCATTATTTCACATAAAAAGTTACATAGACTAGCAATAATGCCAGGAGAAAAACGAGAACATATATGGTGCGCTCTACGTATTTCATTTTTCAAAGGGAAGTTTGCCCTCCCGGTCATTACTTGAGTAAATAAATCCGTATTCCGGAATTACATCAAAGCTTGGGCACTCCTTAATTCGTTCCCAAGATTCTATAACACCATTGGCATTATTGTCTTTACTGAAATCGCGGTGGCCAACTACACCTAAATTAACCGTTACATCTTGCCCTTGGGCACGGCACCATTCAATAGCTTCCTGTATGCAGGTATCGATGGAAGGTTTTTGGTAAACGTTGCGGGTATCTTTTGCCTTTGTAACATCAAAAATATCCACACCGCCCACATAGGCTATATGGATAGTATCTTCGTTATGGCCTTTTACACCATTGGTAACCACACTAAAATCATACATTTTATTGATGGTTCCATCCTTATCTATAATGCGGTGATAGCCTCCGGTCTTCCAGCCACGGCCACCTTTGGAAACCGGACGTGTAAAATAATCCTGCACCTTATCGGCATTTTGATGCCCAGCTGTGCAGTGGATTACGATGTTTGTTATTTTTCTCATTTCGCTTTCGAGGTAAATTTTGTGAGGCGCTTCATAGCTGCTACAAAACCCTCGCAACGGTGAAACATATAGCCTTTCACGATGATAAGGCCATCTATATAAAAGAGAATGTAAATGGGAAGAAAGAGATCAAACATTCCGTAGCGAACATCTACGGCTTTTATACAGAGGTAGCCAATCATTAAAAACCCCCTGATTTTTAGATACCAGCGCACGTGCGACTTCAATTTTTTTCGCTCTATGAATGCACCATATAAAAGATGTGCGTATAGGGCGAGCATCACCACCCACGTAAGTAAGTGGATTTCTTCAGGCAAACTTCGCAAAGCTGCATTTGCTGTACTGAAAATATCATTCTTGTCCATTGCCCAATTTTTTAGCTATATAATTTCCCAATTCCTTGAAAAGCCGATCTATCAATCCGGACTTTCCAAAAATTTTGGTCCTGAGGAGTAGTACCAGGTTTAATGAAAAAAGTCCGAGGATGAAAGAAAGAATAAGCCCAAGCCACATTGGTATTACAGTTTGCTGGCTTACCTCATAACCCATCCACACTAAAATCATTGATAGCACTACGGTAACAGCAATATCAAATTTGGTAGGGTTCTTTTGGTTCTCGTCTTGGAAGAGCATATAGATCGCTATAAACGGAACCACCGCGCCCATTACCAAAAATTTTGTTGCCATTGGCTCCAATCCTTCATAGGCATCTATGAGCGGATTTGCATACAGTGCGCCCCAACTAAAAGCGCAGATGTATATAAAGATTATTTTCAATTTCATTGCAGGGGCTCCTTTTATTTTCAGGTAAATGTAAAGGAGTGAAACTCTTGAAATTGTGACAGCTATTCTGAAGCTTCCACTTTATTGCTGATGGGATTGTACTTCACCTTAGCCTTGAAATACCCGCTCTCCAGCTTACGGTAGTAGGCACGGCGAATGCGGAGAATGTTGTAGTTGAATTCCTCAAGATCGTATTTTTCAAAAAATTCAATTATTGCGGAATCTAAACTGCCGTCACCCTCGGCTTGATGGCGCGCGTGGATGAAAAACATACTGGCAGTTTCAAATTCTTCCTCTAAATATTCATTGATTAGCTTCTGGGCGCCGTCCGGAAGAAACAAAAAACCATTGCGCCCGTCTTCATATTTATAGGAAGTGCGCATAAATGCTTCAATTACTGGCACTTCCTGTACCATTAAAAAAGTTTGTAAGGAATTGTCATATAGGACTTTTTTTTGTGATTTCTCTAACAAAATCCTGATCCATCGCCCTAAGGAAGTTTTATTGGTAACCTTTGCCGCTTTAACTGGCTTGCCCTCATAGGTGCAATCCACACACTTCAGTTTCTTGAATAGAAACGGAACCAGGTGCGGTTTTATATGTATGGGAATTAAGGTTTGGGGCATTGGTTTTTATTCTATTTCAAATTCAAAATTCTCTTTAAGAGGCAAACCCTCGCAGGTAATTACATTCTTTATCCAGTCTATTGCTAATTGCTTAAATGGCGTATCTGCCAATGTCAATCCAGTCCAGATACTTTCAAGATTAAAATATTGAATAGCACGTTGATAGTCTGGCTGCCCCCATTCCTTTATCCTTTCTTCATCATACGTTCCGCCACGGGTAAGGAATGCCAAAATTTCTTCCTCTTCATCATTTTCATTTAGAATGGTGGTGGGAATGTATGTTTGGTCAAAAACCTTTTGGTAGCTTTCAATTTCCACCACATTGCCCTCCAGCTCATACGCAAACTGAAACTTTGCAATAAGCATAGGCTTATGTGGAATAGGCTCTGCCGAACGTGCAACTATATAAGGCGAAGGAAAAAAGCCTCGGTCTGCCCGTGGGCTTTTGTAGTTTTCGGTTTTTGATGTGAATTTTATCATAGCTTTTTCTTTATGAAATTCCGTAATAGGTTTTAATATTATTAAGAACTGTTGTTTGGTCTGTTGGGCTTAATGCTGTGTTATTTATTAGTAGCTCAGCAATCTTTCCACCGAAGTAAAGATTTCCGTTCAACTGCCTACCTATTGAAATATAGGTGTTTAATGAAAAAGTATCTGCACTTGTAATACTTCCTATCAAGGTGTTTGTTTCATCATAAAAGCTCACGGTTGTACCAATCTTTTTTAAAATAAAAACACGCTTTGTTGAAGCTGGCTGTGCGGAAGAAAAATTGATTAGATTGGTAGTGCCATCAGGACTATAATTTACTGCATAATGTGGAGCGCTGGCATCGGTATCAGTATACAAAACAACTCTTTCGGCATCAAGGCCACTAGTTGTTTCTCTTTCCTCGAAAATACCTTTTGCCGTTGCTCCTGATTGGCTTTCAAAAACAAGAAAAACGGTACAGTCTTTATCTGTTATTGGGGTACCTGTGGATGAAAAAAGATAGTCATTAGAACCATCAAATTGAGAATATACTTTTCCATTTACTTTAATAACAGTACCCGCATCAACTATTTTAGGCTCATTCGATAATCCCAACCTAGACATATTTAAACTCCCTATCTGGTCATAAACCGTACTTACATATGCATTTCCTCCAAGTGAAACACCAACCATTGTAGATTCGTTTATTTCGTTATTCGCAAACCCTATGGGAAATGTAGTTGAAGTTCCTATTCTTAAAAGAATTGCATTACCCGTGTATGCACTTCTAAGTTTACGGGAAAAGGAATAGGCGTGCGTAAATCCTACAACTAAATCTGTTATCAGATCTTCCTCAATCAATCTCCTCATTTCATCAAAATCACCCATCCTTACAGCTTTAAAAAGTAATATTGAACAATTCCTGTTTGGCGGCACTTCACTTTCAGGTGCATATTTGTCGATGCCTGAAAAGTGTGTCCGGGTATTTTGGTTGCTCCCGTAACTGTTGGCTCGGTGCTACGGTTAATCAAAACAGTTGCTTCGCCACCGGGCTTAATATTGGTGAGCGTAAAAGCTGAATTGCTGTTTGCGGATAGCATATTGCATTCGTTACCGAAAATCCAACCTAAATTTATTGTGGTTCCGGTATTAGCCGTTACCTTAGGTTCAAAAGTGACTGTTGGCGGCGTTGGGTCTGCTCCAGAACCATCTGCCGGAAACAACCTAAAATCTCCAGCTGTAACAGCCGGAAAGCTTGAACCTACATTTTCCTGTTCCCCCTCATATAACCAAGCTTTTTCAACTCCATCTTGTGTGGCCGTAAAAACAATGGTAGCCGTATTGGGGGTGCTGCGGTCCGTGCCCAAACTTACTGCGCCGTGAATGGTATTGCTGCCTATGTTTCCCAGTGCAAACTCCTGTGGCGCAAAATTTCGGGTATCTATGGGCGGTAGTGGCACAAGGTCTGAAACCGCTATTTCTGTTCCTCCAACGCCTAAAGAGGCAACACCACCGGAGAGCGGAATTTTTTTCCGTAGGTAAAAATATTCTGTTATAACTGCGTACTGCGGCCCACCGGGAGTAGATGAAATGCCCGTGCCATTGGTCAAAACCATCCTGTTAGTATATAACCATTGTGTATATCCATCTGCCAATGGATAATTAGCACCAGCGTTTATTGCGTTTTTTACTTTCTCTGCAGTAGTGCCTGCAGCGCTATGATCAACGATAACCGGTTTAAGTTTTAAAGGCACATTCCCGGTGTACCCTCCAGTAACAATATTATTGTTTAAGTACTCCAGCGCCTGAACTATTTTATTGATTTCATCTGCTGTAAGCTTTAGCGATGGATCTATATACTGAAGAATAGCAAGTTTGTCCCAACTGTCTATTTTGGGAGGTATATCTAACGGAAATGGGTTAACGGGTCCAGGCATTTTTTAAAAATTAAAAAAGTTAATCGGTATATCTTCACCCAATAAATGATCTGCAGCGCCATTGGTAAGACCGATGGGAAATATAGAAGATGACTTATAGGACACTTCTACTATATTAGGCGTATTCTTGATATCTACACTGATGGGCGCATTTTGGAAATAATCATTTCTCCCGAAAAAGAAAACCAGGCCTTCGCTCATTTTAACGTAGATAAATTTCACTTTACAATATTCCTGGATGCGGGCACTCTGCAGCAGATCTCCATTTGGGAAACGCAGCTTGAGTGTCTGTTCCCATAAAAAACCAGCTTTAGTTGTTTTGCCTTCTTGGGCCAAGGCTACAGAGCTTTTCCCAAAATGTACAGCTTTGGCCGCGGTAGTTTCTACATACGTATTAGCAAACGGCTGGAGGCTGCCAAATGGAGCTGGTTTGATAACAGCAGATGTAGCAAGCTGAATCTCGCAGACATTTTGAATAAGTGTGGGCTTTTGTAGCAGATCCATTACTGGTAGGTTTGGGTAAAGATATAAAAAATGTCCTATGTGTCAATGACAATATAATGATTGTCTTAATTGACATAACTGCAAAAAACCCGAAAAATTCTGTAACTCTGTAACCAAAGCTGAAAAAGGTAGTGTTTATGGGCTTTTTTTGGTTACAAGAGATTTGTAACCGAGAAGGAAAAGGAATTTTCAATTTTGTAACCACTAGTAGTAGTTACAGTTTTTTTGTAACCTTAGTTACAATTCAATTATAATTCTGTAACCTTAAACTATTAGTGTTTTCGGTATTTGTCGTGATTGGTTACAAAGTTACAGTTTTTTTTGACCTTTGAATGAATGGGGTAAAAGGGGAAAACAAAAGGATCCTACACGGGGGTGCGAGCTGCGTTTTTTAGTACTTTTGGTACTGTAACCTAATACCTATCACGAAATGGACTATATAGACTTAGAAGATGGCCAGCCGGAAGAAGAGGCTGTGTACAATGTAAAGATTAAAGAAATGTCTTCAGGAGAAAACAGGAAGGCAAAAGCGCAATGGGTGAGGGGAACCGGCTTTGTTTTGGTAGATGGCCAGCTGGGTGATGAAGAGTATATTTTTGCCTGGAATAATTTTTAGATTGAAACGTTCTACCGCTTCTCTGCACTAAATCCAGCGCTTATATGAAAATAAAAAATCCCTGCCGGGAAATATTGCAGGGATTTTGGGAAATAAAATTGATAACAGTTGCTATAAGCCATTGAAACGGCTCATAGCTTGGTGTTATCAATTAAGGTTCCTTCCGCTCTTCAAGAACAAGCAGCCTATCATATTCTGCAGCGAGCATAGCTCCAGCAATTTCCAAACGTTTCTTGAAAGGTTTTTTACATAGTCTATAAAACCATTCTTCATCCCAATTCTTTGGAAACCATATATCCTGAGGAAGTAATTCAGGATCGGACAAATGTTGTGCAGCTTCAATTAATTGATTGTCCGCATACCATTCCGGATGATCTGCGTGATGCTCACCAGTAAATCCGTGTTTATTCTTTTGATGGGTGCGCTCTAATCCAAAGTAATAGATCCCGTCCATTAAGACAGTTTCTTTTTGGGTGGTGCTTTTGTTTGCTAAAGCAAATTCTTCAGTAACGGTTTCTCCGGTTTCGGAGCTTCTGTGAATGATTTTTTTCTTCATGATATTTAAAAATTTAAAGGGTTAAAATAAGTGTAATGGCCAAGCCACCGCCAAGCGCAAAGCCAATGATTATGCCTTTCCAAAGGCCAATGTCGTGGTACGATTTTTCAAGTTCGTTCATTGTTTTCTTCTTTAAGTTTCGGGTACATTTTATCTGCATACTCCGGACGGTCCAGGAGCAGCTGCAACTCTAATAATTCTGACACACTGCACGCTTTTAAAAAGCGCTCTGGTGTTACATCAATTTGATTTACGTAGTGGATGAAGGGCATAGTTATATTTTTTCAATAGATAATATCACGTACCCTTTTTTAATACCAAATTGATTTCCCTTTAAAACATGTGTAACTTTACGATGTAAAATTTCTCCTGTATATTCATCCTGCATTGGTTCTTCAGGGTCCCAATAATCTTTCGGGGTGAATTCTTCCAATAACAACTCATCACCTTTTTTGAAAAAACGATCGTTTTTTCGCACTTCGTAATTCTTGATTCCGTCTTTTACTAATTGAAAAGGGATTGGCCAAGTTTTTAATTTATGGATCATAACCACTTTTTTTCAGGTTTAACTTTCTTTCTTAATTGTTTTTCGTGAAACTGTTTCGAGTTTGAAACTGTCCCGCCACTTGGCAGGTACCCACCCACTATGGGATGGGTTCCTGTTATCCAAAATTTGTTATTGTTTATTTTCTCCAGTTCCATCGGTATCCAATTTTTAAATAAAAATTCTCGCGCCAAATTTCTGGCCACTGCATTGCCTTCATATCGCCCCGGTAAATGTAGGATCCATTCACGCCTAGTAATATTCCGGAAGGGAAGGTATATTCCGCACCGCCTTCTACACCGCCTATGGCATTGCCTCCAGCGGCATTGCGCCAAGCTACACCTACACGGCCGCCCAGGTACATTGAAATTTGTTCTTTCTCCCCAATGGTGAAGCGGGGCCCTAAGGAACCGTGTACATCAAAATAGCCTCCGGGAAGTTCTGCAAAACTTTCAAAGCCGGCACGGACGTAGACCGGGCCATTGTATTCGATATCTATCCCGATATCCAATCCGCTTTCTTTGATACTTGCGCCTGGATCTACATACAAAGAAGCTGCAAAGCTTTCCGTTTTGCCCAGGCGAAACTGTGCCGTGACGAAGGTCACGTTCATCAATAGCACGATGGCTATTGCCATTTTTAAAATTGTTACATTTGTTTTCATGATTTTTAATCTGTTAAGGGTTATTAATTTAGAAGGGTGGTGTGCTTTCCTAGGGCGCCGCCCTTTGCTTTTAGTTCATTTCATTATTTTCATCGTAATAAGCATTTCGTATTGCTGAAATAATTACAGCAATCCCAATGATGATCCAGGCAATTATTATTATCCAAATCCAGTTCATTGGTTCATACTTTTTAGGCGTTCCAAACGCTGTTTTTCTTTTTTGGCAATACGCTTTTTGCGTTGGTAGGCTTTTATTTTTCTCCGGAAGAATCCTACTACCTCATTCCCAAAAATGAAAAGCCAGGGGAGGGGCCAAAAGATGGCCACCAACGGGATCAATATTTTATCGGTTTTGGTTTTCTCCTTATCAGCTGGAGAGCAAACCCAATAGGTGTATGCGCCGATAGCGATGTACAGGGTGATTAGTGTTAGGATTTTTGTTTTCATATTTCGTTTTTTACTAAATAAATACTAGCGTGAAATGCAGTGTTCAATGAAACAGTTTCCATATCATCAATATCCATTTTGAATTGATGGAAATTGATTTCTGCAGGATGGCACCGGTGATGCTTTCTATTCAATTTCACAACAGCATTCCGCAGTAAATTCCTGAATCCATTTAATGCATCATCTCCAGTAATTAGAGTTCCATCGAGAGCCAAAACATAATCTTTGATTTCTAAATACAGATTATTCTTAGGGCTGTATCGCGCGTTAACTTTGAAGAAGTATTTTTTCATAGCTTAAAAAATTACGGTTCTAATTGAATTTTTGAAATTGTACACCCTTTCAATATTATATATGTACAACTTTGGGCTTGCTTGTTTATCCATTTCGTTTGGAGCTTCAGAGATTTTTCTCTTCAGAACTTCAAAGTCGCAAAGTCCTTTGTCTTGTAATTTTTGAACGGCCATAATCAGGTTACGGTCATTCCAAAATTTATATCTATCAAAAAGTTTTCTTGTTAATTCTATTAACTGAGAACTTTCTTCAAAATAGTTTACTTTAAATTCTCCGTCTCTGAACTTATCCATCCCACCTTGTCCGGATGCAATTTTATAGAACATTAGTAGATCTATTGAAACAGTATAAATTGTCTCATAGGTTTTCATAAATTCCTTCAGAATTTTATAATCTTCAACACCCAGACGGACATAACAGTCAAGAAAATCTTTACTGCCCCACTTATCGCTTCGTGAATTGAGCCTGGCAATCTGTTTTAAGTTTAATGGTTCACATTCTACATAGAATACAGGCTCTTCCAAACGAACGGAAGTTTCAAATCTATGTTGGCCATCTACTATTTTTAGTTTTCCATTTTCCGGATATACTATAATTGGACAATAAGGGAGCAGGTTCAAACCTTTATTAATGTCATCCATCAATCGCTCTACCTTTTTTTCATTGATAACCCGGTTCCCCAGGATAGTATCAAACTTTTCGTAATCTTTTGTTGTTTTAATTTCCATTTTTAAACGTGTTATTGGTTATTTCTATCAATCTCCAGAGGGAGTACATTCTTACCTTTTCGTACATTCTTTCATCATCTTCATAATTCATAATGTAGCGGAGCGCTCTAGCGCTTTTCTTTACTTCTTCCTCAGTATTGCTCTGGGAGAATATTTTTGATATTTCTAACGGATGGTACATCATACGTCCAAGGATGAAATGGGTACATAGATCATATCGTTCCTCAGCCACTCGGCGAGCTCGCCCGGATCTGTTTCCAGTGAAATGATTTCGGGCTTATTGTCAAACTTTCCGGTTATCATACTTTTTAACCAGAAAGGTTGGCCGCGTTTTAATGTTCGGCTATCAATTTTTAGATCCTCCGGTTCCGCTTTTCGTAACTTGATTGTTACCTGAACAACTTCCTGTTTTTCTGAAATTAAATTTTCCATAGCTCTCGCGTTATAGTGAAAATGGGTTTTTAGTTTCAACACATCTACACCGTTGATTTTCAGTTAATTAATTCTTAATTTGTGTTGAAATGGTTTGATTCTTAAAACAACTTCAAACACTTTCAAACCGTTTCAACACCTTTTTTTTTAATTCAATTTCTTCATTTTTAATAGTTTATAGAATGTGTTGAAACGTTTGAAACTCAAAACGGCAATTCGCCCCCGTCTTTATCATTGTTTTTTTCTTCAGGGGTTGCAGGGGACGGAAACAAAGAGTTTTCGTGCACCTGAAAATCTACAGCAAACTTGATCTCGTCAGAAATCGGGATCTGCTGAAGGTTTACCTGATAGGCGCTTGTAGCTTTGCTATCGCGCCCAGGAGCAAACCGAACCCCGGATATTGCATCTACCCACGCCTTGTCTTTTTTCAAGCTGTCCATCATCACGCCTTTTGCCGGAGCAGAATCCCTATACTGTACATACCACTGCCTGGACACACGGTTGTAGCAGCTCGTAAAATTGAAGTAGAGATTGTCGCCCTCCAGCTTGAGATCCCTGCCAACTTTAATTTGGTCCGCAAGCGTTCCCCGCATCGATGCCAGGAAACAATCCCACCATCTATTAATGATGCTGGCCGTACTCATTTTATTCATCTGCAGTTCGATTGTTTTATCGAAATGCGCCATCATTTCTACGTGGGTAAAAGGGAAGTGTACTTCCGGAACATTCTGAAACATTTGAAAGAAGGTTCCCAAAACCGAAAGGTTCGTGACCATACGACTATTTGCCTCTTCATGTCGCTGTGAAAGCGTCGCTTTAAATTCCCTGAATTTAACTTTGAAATTATTTTTTACCGCTTCCCTATGGGCTAGAAATACATCCGTAAAACCGGATATCCCTTTTTTGTTCATATCGGCAAGTTTCTCATATTCCTTAATCTCAGCATCGTCAAAGCTTGTTTTGTCCATAAAATTCCAAATCAATCGCGTGATCAATGCTTCCTGATCGGGCGCATAGTTGCCAGTCATAATTACGGACGAAAGAATCGGGATGCTTTCCGTACCCACGTGGCTATCTATATTTCCACGTTTATAACCGCGACGGTCCCAAAGGCCTTTAAGAACACCGTCAAGTTTGGGATCTCCATTTTTATATTCCGAGAGCTGCGATATCGTATTTGCGAATTGAGCAAATTCCCGAACCTGTGCTTTAATGGTACTTACACCACCCTCAAGGTTGATTGCCGTTTGTGGATGGCCAAAAAAACTTTGGCAACAATCGGCTAGAAGATCTTTTCCTGATGAAGCTGGTCCAAAAAGGAACAGCATTGGAAATGAATTGATTTGAGAAACAACTATATCCTGGAACATACTGGCCACGGAAAATAAAATTCCCATCATTCCGTGGTTCCGGTGAACCTTAATTACTTGAGCAGCATAATTTTGAAAAGTCAGTTTCTCCGGAGAAATTGAAATCAATTTCTTTTGTGCCTCAAATTTGTAAAGATTATTACGATAGATCTGGTTGGCTGATGGAACGTAATACATGACATCATCCTTTTCAAAAACTCCATTTTCATCAATGGCAATTGGATCTTTTTTTGGTACGGTAATTTTATTGTTCCAAACCCAAAATCCTTCAGGTTGCCAACCAAGTACGTCAACCTTTCGGCCGGTGCCCATTCCATCAAATAAGTAAGTCTTTAGCAGTTCGTGTTCTTTGCGGCCACCCTTCCATCTAAAATTACCGTGCGCCGTAACCGCATTTTCAAATGCCTGAGGCGAATTCATATCTGCAGACTGCATATCAAAAATGCGCTCGAGATTATGAATGTTTTTTATGCGGACCAATTTCATTGGAAATTTTTCGTCCTGCATATGCTGAATAATTTCAATGCTGAAATTAGAAACCGATCTAAAATGGTATGGCGGCCCTTCGTTACTTTGAACCCAAATTTGATTATTTGCCTGGAACATTTCGTATCTTTCGATTGTTGGGCGAAGCTTTTCAATGGGTTCTTTAATTCCTTCCGGAAGCTCATAAAAAGTATCTGGCTGCCACTTCACCTCAATTTCATTTATTTCGGCCTCCTTCATATACTTTTTAAGTTGGGTAACAGTTGTACTGCTTTCCTTGGCAAGCCATTTTAAGTACAGATCCTGCATTGAAACATCTTCAATCTTTGCAATTATCTCTGTTAACTTTTTTGCCTCCTGTGCAATTCCTACGGCATCTTTATCCTTAAAAGAATGGTCCATTAAAAACTTAAATCCATCCTCCCGGTATGTTACTTTATCCAATTCCTTCAAACCTTCAGCTTGAATAGTTTTTTCATATAGACGGACAAAATCATCAGGATCTATTCCTGGTGTAAGCGCTACAATTTGAACACGGAATTGAAGCTTCATAAATTCAGGAATGTATTTCAGCATAGCTTTTATTCCGGCGGGATCCTGATCCAAACAAAAAACAATGCGATCGCATAATTTTCTCAAAAGCTTCATTTGCTTTATAGCTATTGCTGTTCCACAGGATGCTATAGTATTTTTAATACCGTGTGTTTGCCAGGCAATCACATCATTATATCCTTCAACCAACCAAGCTTCACCTTTTTTCACAATACTTTCCCTGGCTTCGTGAAGACCGTACCAAAAAGAATCTTTTTTGTAGAGCTCACTGTCTGAAGAATTGAGCCACTTGGCATACTTTTTATCGGTAGATAAACTACGCCCAGCAAGCCCCACAGGTAACAGGGAAGACCCTTTGCGCTCTATTAGGGGGTAGATTACACGATCTACCCACTTATCGGTATTTTTGTCTGATACAAGACCTATTTCCTGAGCATCCTTAACGCGGCCTTGTTCTTTGCACAGATTATAAATAAACTGGTTACCGGGGGCGTAGCCAATTCTATATTCTTCCGCAATTTCTTTTGTGTATTTTCTTTTCCCGTAAACCTCCAGCTTTGCACGATGATCTTCCGGCAGTGCGTGGAACTGCTCTTCATATTTACGGATGGTAGCTTCCAAAAGTGGGCGCAGCGCTTCCCTTTTTTCCTGCTTTTCGTGATACAATTTTGCTTGTTGGCTATCCTCATATTCCAATTCAATGGAATATTTTCTTGCCAAAGTTTCAATGGCTTCAGGATATGTGCAACCGGTCCTCGCCATTACAAAAGATATTGCTGAGTTGCCACCCTTACCGGATGAAAAATCTTTCCAAATACCTTTGGATGGAGAAACCATAAAGCTTCCGGACTGTTCATCAGTCCAGGGGGAAAGTCCTTTAAAGGTGGCACCTGATTTTTTTAGGTCCACATAGTCCCTAATTACTTCAACCAGGTCTGAAGCTTCCCAGATTTTTTCGATGATATCTTTTTTTATGAATGGCATTTATTTGGGGCTTCTACTGTGTTCAACATATGTGCTGCACTTAGGGCAGCTGTTATTTTGTTCGCTGTGTCGGCGGCATAATCCATCGACATATAAGTATTTTCACGCAATACTTTTATTGTGATTTCTTCCGGTGTCATATTGATAGCTTTTCAATTTCACTTAAAATGGGCGCACACAACTTTTTCTTTTCCTCAGGTGTGAACAAATCACTTTCCTGGTATTGCTTTAGGTTTGCCCGTAGCAGGTTTAGTTTTGATTGGGTTGGGGTTTCGGGGGTCATTCTATTTCCTCTAAATCATTAGTTGTTTCAAAAAATGTTTTCATTTTGAGTAGATCATCAAGGTTGAATGATTTTCTCTTTAGTCTTCCCTTTATTTGCTTCTTGGTTAATTCAACCCCGAACAAATCAAAATTTACATCTGCATCATCGAAGTCATAAGCTTCACCAGTTTCCAACCATTGATATTTTTTCTTAAATAAGTAAAGAAGGGTTAATTCAGCCTGGTATTTTTCTCCATCGAAAAAACCCACACAATCCGCAGCTGTAATATCCAAGAGATAAAGCTTGTCTTCCAGCGTCATGCTTTTTACCTTTTCAAGAAAAAGCATTTGAGTATCGTTGAAATAATGCGTGATTGCATTATTATCTAGATAGCTATCTTCCCGATCGTCTAACCATTTTCCCATATTAAAATTTTTATTTCGCCAAACGCTTGGAATCGAACCAAGAACAGGGTTCAGCAATTGCTTGTTATGTATCAAGCAAAAGGTTCAGCCTGTTTCCGGAGCATCTCTCCTTATGCTCCCGTTTGTTTGACCAGGTGGGGTTCCTATCAGTCCCCGGCCAAAGTCTGGAATGTTATTAACCGTGTCGCATTACCATCCACGTCTTGGGGGATGTTTGGTAGTCTGCTATACTTTGGCAGACCCAGAGCCCCTACTATTCACCAGTATTCCCTTTAACCGTTTATTCGTAAGTAATTGTGATACCTGCACCTGAGCGCTTTAGTTGATAAGCGTGCGGTATGCCGTTGTACTGCTTATGCTCCTGGAGCTTCCGCAAATGGTGCTCGTTTAATGGTTCCTTTACGTGGCAGCTTACTTCAGTAAAGCGGCCATCGTCATCAGGTCCTTTGGTTTTGTTTGTGCCTTTGTCTCCAAAGATCTCAGCGAAACCGCGCTGGATTTTCTGCATGTTTTCTCTTGAAATTGCCATTGGTATATGTATTAAATTAAACTTGAGTTACTTTTTAAAAACCGCCCAGCTCCTCAGCCGGGCGGGCATTAATAACCTAAAAAAACCTATTTCAATTAAGAAAAAAGGGTAATTGAAAGAACGTAGCGTGTAGGGCGAACTACACTATTGTAAGGTTGCGGCTTATCAAGGCCACTTCCTGTTTTGTCTGTACACCAAGCACCGCATACAATTGTTTTTTTAGTAAATGATATGTGCCCAGGGGCAGATCCATTTTTTCTGCGATAACTTCATTGGTGTCGGTTCCGGAAAGCAAGCGCATAAGCTTTACGAGTTGTAATGTTAAGCGCGTGCCATTGATAATGGGCATCTTGCATAGGATTCCCTCTGCAGAACAGCCTCCGCGGTGGGGGCACGGGTGAAATTCGCCGTCCTGCAGTTGGTTATCCTTGATGTCGGCCTCGTAGTCAAGACCTCCAAAGCGGCACCCTGCGAATTGGTGGACTTGCTTCATTGAGGAGCCAGGGTGCCATTGTTCTAATATTTTTTTTGATTCGGGTTCGGCTTCCATTTTTTCCAATAAAATAGCTATAAGAGCAAATGGAGCTTGGGAAAATGGCTTGACTTGGCCATCGCTAAGAATTTTAAGACCTTGATCTGGATGATTGAATATTTCAACATCAGGTCCGAATAAGCCAGGGTGAAAATTGTTTGTGGTTGTTTCCATAGTTTTAAATGTGTTATAGTTTATTAGCTTCTAGAATTTTTCGGGCTGCAACCCCTTCCGCTTTTTCTTCAGCGGCAAATTCTAAAAGGAGATTAAAAATTTTCGGATTTTTAGTATGTCCTAATTTGACCTTACGGACAACTTGTCTTGATACTTGGATTTCATTCTTTAATGCAAGCGAAACTATCTCCTGCGCATATCCATAACCGAGATAACCGTCCAGCAATTCGATGGCACTCAGCGCTTCTTCTTCGCTCAAACTGTAATTGTTACAAAATGCATCGATACGTTCTTTATGCATTTGCACATCGTATAATGTGAGATTTTCATTTATATTTGTTCTTGATTGTTCCAAAGCGTTCTAATTTGTTCCAAATGTATGTCCTATCTGACACATTTGCAAATAAAAAATGTCTGTAATGACAATTTATATTCATTCTAAATATGGGAGTAGGGAAAAAGTTGAAGTTTCTTATCAAGCAAAAAGGGATATCGCAACGCCAATTTGCTGATAACATTGAGGAAAACATAACTCAAGTAAACAAAGTGCTCAACGAGGAGCGAACACCTAATTATGAATTTTTAGTAAAGGCACTTACCTATTTCGGCGAAGTAGATTTGAATTGGCTGCTGCGCGATGACTATGCCCTGGATGCTCCCATTCCAAAAGTGGATGAAAATAGAGCTGCATATTCTGTAGATGTCATACAGGACATCACTGAAATTGAAGAAATAATTACTCGTTTGAAGCAAAAAGTGTCACAATAATGACACACGATTATTATAAATAACCTGATAATTAACCTGTTAACTATTGTGTAGGAATCCCTCCGCGGTCACTAATAACCTAAATACCTATTAATAAGGGAAAGCAGGTACCTGAAAATCAAGTACCTGCATTTTCAATTAATTTAAACTAACAGGTATTATGGTTGCCCAAGAAGCTATTTTTGACACAAGAGTTGACACAAAGAAATTGTTTGTGTCAGTAAAAACTAAATTCATTCCACGCAGTTATCAAAATAAGGAAGGCCTTTCACTTCTTTATCTACACATTACCGGTAATCAACAGCGAAATAGAATTCCCCTGGATATATATGTAAGGGTGAAAGATTTTTGCCCGAAAGAGCAAAGGCTAAAGACTACCGATGGCCACTCAAAGGATCTCAATCTAATTATTGATAACCTGCAGAGTAAAATCACTTCTATTAAAACAACCTATCGACTAGCCAATAAAAAATTGGACGTCGATTCGCTTACTGAAGAATTTATAAATGGCATTCCACGAATCAATTTTTTTGCATTTGCAGATTGGTTCCTTCAAAAACAAAAAGGACAGCTCGCGAAAGGCACCTATGAAAAGCAGTATTATATGCTGGAAAAATGGAAACGCTGGAAGAAAACCATTTACTTCACAGAACTTGACCAAAAATTTATCTTGAACTTCCGGCAGTGGATGAATAAGCTAGGAAACAATAAAACTACTGTTGAAAGCAATATTGCAACACTAAAAAAGTTTTTAAATGCCGCAAAAAAACACGGGATTTTATTGCCAATTGATGTTGATGATATTAAGGTAGGCAGTACCACGGGCAACAGAACGGACTTAAAACCATCTGAGGTAAACCGCCTGTATGAATATTATAAAAGCAGCTTTATAAATGACCAGAACCGCCTAGTGCTTGGCTACTTTCTCTTTTCTTGTTTTACTGGGCTTCGTGTTTCCGAAGTATTGTCAATCCATCGCAGTCAATTTGATGAAGGTTTTTTTGAATATTTTGAAAAGAAAAAAGATAGAATGCAGCGTAGAAACATAAACGAAAGTACCAGGACACTACTTTCTTATTGTGATGGGCTTTTCATTGAAAAGAAAGATCCTATCTATATGAACCGTCAAATAAAAATAATAGCCAACACCTGTGGAATAACAAAGAAAATTTCATTCCACGTTGGCCGACATACATTTGCTACCAACTTCCTAAGAGCTGGAGGCGATGTAGTATCGCTCCAAAATCTTTTAGGGCACAGCAATATAAAGCAGACTATGATCTACGTTCACATTGTGGAGAGCGAGGTAAACGAAAAGGTTTTTATAATAGACAAATTATTCAATTGAAAGTGTTTCAATTTCTGTTTGAATAATTCCCGGAGCCATATTCTTTTTAGAAAGGCTGACAACCGCATGATATATACCGTAAGCAAATATGGTACTGCGAACCTGCAGATCGCGAACGTTTAAATCATAATCGTTAAAGGTCCACAAATACCCTATAGCTTTTAATAGAAAATCAATCCAGTCTTTGTAGTCGTTTTCGTAAACTGCAGGTATCATCAAGTTGCTGGGATCTTTTGTTAAATTCAACGTACCTATCAGCCCATCATAAAGAACTAGCTGAATTTTTTGTTTATCATCCAAGAAACCGTGGGCGGTAATTACGGTATTTTTTGATTTTAGTGGCAGGGGTACGGCGTCAATAATTATTTCCTCTGTACCTTCTTTGGCTACATAAGGTGATAGACTTACGCCATTATGATCAATGTATAGAGATGGAAATTCATAATCTTCAGATTCAATCTCGGTAAATTTCAGTTCGAAAGTTTTTCCCTGGTTAAAACTTCGTTCTGGTTCCATCACCTCGCGTTGACTTAAATCTTTGACAGCTGTTTTGCCAATTTGATTTTTTACCAAATCAATTGAAACAACGTTTCCGCTTATTGATACACCATAATTTTTCCAAAGCTTTACCGCTTTATATAAATCACCAAATGTAACATCGGGCACACATTTGGTTAAATCAATTTCATTAGGCAAAATTAAAGTAGGGGTTGCCGAACCGTCCGGATTGTATTTAGTCAGTTGGGAAATGGTAACATCTAATATGGTAGCATCATAAATAATACCACCTCCAGAATGTTGATAAGGCAATTGAACAGATTGAAACTCTAATACCGGAGGCGTATCTCCTGGAAACATTTCCAAAATTAAATCTACCATAACAAAGAACTCGCCCTGCTCTACTTGCCAAAATCCTATCTGTTGACCTTTGTAAAAAAATTTCGCAAAGGCTTGAAACAAGTGCGTTCCCTCGCTCCTCACAAACAAATTGCCCCTTACGGCATACCTGCCTGGTTCCGTAAGGGTGAGATCACTTTCGTATCGTCCAAAACCATCAATAATTTCAATTTCTTCATCCGTTTTTACAATCATTTCCTGTTTACCATCATCAGTTATGGTACTGTAAAAATCGCTAAGGGTATATAGCCAGGCGTTTTTAAATTCCGGATCTTCCAGAATATCACCTGCAAGGGTATAGCCTTTATCAGCAAACCCTGTTTTTAAAACATATAAAAGCGAAGGTAGTGGCTGCATAACGTTACGGTTAATTTGCACATCTTCTACAACGTCATATTCATTTTCAAGAAATGCAGTACCGTTGTGATTGTTTATTCTCCCTTCAAAAAATTCCCATTGCGGGCTTTCCGTATCAAATTTATCTGTAAATATTTGCGGAAAATTATAATCCGTCGCCGGGTATGCCAGGGAAATTTTATCTTGAGCGTGCTCAAAGATAGTTTCCCCGCTAAGTTCAAATCTATGGAGCGGTAGCTGCGCTAGCTTTTTATCAAAATTTGGGAACTCCTCAAACCCATAGCGTATTTGAAACTCTATCTTTCGGCCAATAATTTTTTCAATTTCCATTACCGCTTCGTGCTCAACGTCCAAAACATAAAAGGTTACGTCAAATATAGTCTGAACGTTTCGTGCCGCATACTGGCTAATAAAACGAAATGCAGCATCTTCCTCATCAGTAAGGATCTTACTAATGGGGAAGGTATATTTAGTGAAGATTTTATCGCTGAACCAACTGTTTTCCTCTACCATTGTGAAAGAGGTATCAATAAGATTCAGTTGAAAATCAGAATGTATTATTTTCAATTTCATGTGTTGGGTTTATTTTGAAAGCCACATCGTATTGATACGTTCCGGCATCTGAATCTACATTGGTTAACTTTGAGTCATTTGGCACCAACTGAATTGGTTCGCGATCTTCTGTAAAAACAATCCACGCACGGTTAGCATCGGCAAGACTATCGATGCGTTCTTGATTGCTTTTCAAAATCCATCCCGTATTTGCTGAAAACTGAAGCGTTCTTTCAGTTGCAACCTTTTCGGTATATTCCAGATATCTTTCAAAGGAGCGCGCGATCACGCCCTTGTGCTCACTTTTAAATTCATAATCACCCGTGAATTCAAAAGCTTCTAAAATACCATGTTCATTTTCCCACACAAGATGATAGCTTTTCTTTCCTTCCGGAAAGACAATATAATATTGTGAAAAATTCGGGTTCTCATCTTCTTGAGTAGTCAGGTTGACAACACGTGCCTCAATCATATCGCCTTGCGAAAAAGGAGCAAATGACAATTGCACGCCAAAGAGCTGTGCACTTCCCCGATCCGGATAGATTTTTTTGTACAGTGTTCCATTCCTGTATATTTCTATCAATGACATTGAATTGTTTCGATAAACAGGAAGAAGGGTGAATGATTTTTTAGTTACCCTAACCGGAGATTCTTTGTAGTCTATGATGCCAAAGCTTGAGAAAAAGCGCTTTGGTTTACGCCCTTTTAAAAATTGAATATCGTGATATTCCTTTGAAGGACCTACTTGATCACCAGTTTCACGGCTAATGTATTTCATCAAAAAATAAACTTTGGCCGGGTTATAATATTTAAAAACCTTGTACCCGAATAGATCTGCACCGCCCCCGGGATTTTGGAAAAACCTAAAGCCAATATCCGTAAGTTTTTTAAGAGATGGCATTGCCTTATGCGCAATGTCGCCGAGCCAAAAATCTGAAAGGCCATTAAAAATACCCTTGGTAAAATCTGCAGGCAATATCTTTGATTCTGAAGAATTATAAAAATAGCTTTCAATACTCATTAACAGCTGTACCTTATTTAAATTATTACCATAGATGGTTGAAATTCCATCACGGTCCTTGGTAAAGTTTATTCCTGTTTTTGAGAATCCAGACTGCAGGCTGTCTACAACCTCTAGCAAAACATCAATGAAATAATTTTCAGAGGCAAATACCACTTTGATTTTTCCGGAATAAAAACCAGGATTTAAATTATCAGAGTGGATGGGCTTGATATTCTTTGTAGTAGTATTGTTTCCTGAAGCAGAACCTTCAAGTTCCAACCAATTGGGATGCGTAATCGTAAAAGCCCCAAAACCTTCAATGGAGAAGCTTTGGTATGGTGCCTCAAGCACTCCCTTTACGGAAGTGAATCGCAACAATTCTGGGAAAACCCGATTATTTCCAGCCTCGTAAAGATGAATCTTTACATCAACGGCCAAAATCATTGTAGGAACATTAAATAGCGCCTGTACTTCGTAAAGGTCACCAGGATCAGGAAGCGAATTTATTGAACTCTCAAGCGTAAAATTAATAGTCTGGTTGCCACTGCCCGAATAGGTTTTAACACCATCAATATCACTTACTAGCGCAAACGTTCCGCTTCCACTTAAAGCAATGTGATCTCCTACGGTTACCGTAAATGCACCGTTAACAAAAAGGTTTCGAGAAACGCTTGAGGGAAGTGTACCTCCCAAAAGATAGTGCATCTCTACAGCTCCTGCAGGAGTAATGTAGATATCACCCACATTAAGACGCACCAGGTCCACATTAAAACGTACCGTTTCAATAAATTCAAAAAAGAAATCCTCAATCTTTCCATAAACCAGGAATAATATTTGCGCTCGATAATAGCCGGCAGGAAAATTTATAAAATCAAAATCAAGGATATGATCTACGTCTAGGTTTGCCTGCGTTAAATGATAGCCATCTCCGGTAGCATCGGCAATAGGTCCCGAAATGTCGAACATTGGAACCCTTTGCCCATTTAAAACAGGATGGGCAATACTCATTTTTACATAAAAATCAGTATAGGTATTTGTACCCATCGAGAAGATGTAATCTTTTATAATGGAATTAAGGGTTAAATCGGCAGGCATCGGATTACCAATAAAACTATAAATAGTATAGGGCGTTGGAGGATTAAAAATCCAACCCGTTTGTGGCGGTTTAGACGCCGGGTTATTGTTGAAAGCCTGCTGTGCAGATAGCGGTATATTATACATAGTTTTTAGATTATATAGGCAGGTATATTTGCTTTGTCTTGCATCACAATAGCATCTATAGTGACTAAAGTCCCTGGAGTGAGCAGCTGCCATATTTCAATGAAAATAGTTTCGTTGTAAACAATTTGTGCTTGATCATCAAATAGAACCGTGCCGGATGCGCCAAGCTTTTGACCCAGTGCTTCTTGGCAAAAAACAAAAATGCTATCTTGGTCTGTGCCGAATGATATTACCGTTATTTCTTCTGGCGTATCGCCTTGAATAATTCTTGCCGACATTCCTGTTAAAAAGAAATGGTCCGCAATTGTAGGTCCGTCAAACTCCTCAATTAAATATTCGTGGAGTAGATTGCACGCAATATTGGCGTTACCATCTGCAAACACTTGCTCGTCTGTATATACTGTGTACATTATATCTGGCTTTTTTGTTTGTATTTTTTTAATTTATCTAGGTCATCCTGCAATTTTTTGGCATTTTCCATATCGCGAACCAACCAAGCATTAAGTCCATTTTCCTTCAGCTCCCTAAGCAAATCTGAATTCTCAGAAATTACAGCCATTAAAGCTATATAATCTGCTTGTGGCACTTGAGCGCTTCCTGCTCTTTCTACATCTGGTGAAGTATATCCCGATTCATAACCACGTACACGACGAATTTCACGGCCAACCGAGCTAATCACTTCGGGATTCATTCTTTTAAGGTCAGGATTTGATATAATTAATTCCGGCATTTCACCTACCAGGATGGTAGGATCCTTAACCAATCCACTTTTAGGTTTACCTCCATAACGTGCATTAAATATTTTACCGTCCTGCTCTCTCTCTACAGGGAAAGTGTCTGGATAATATCCACTTTCATACCCACGTACGGGTTTATTTTTTGCAATTATGCCGACTTGAATTGTTCCTAAAGTAGCAGCCAAAGCTCCCATAATTAAACCTACTGGAAGAAAAGGGGTAGAGTTAAATCCATTTAAAGTAGCCATAGCTGCAGTTGCAATAGCATTGGCAAGTTGCATTTTCCAAGCTCGTTTTGCCTGTTTGTATTCAAGGTCTGCCTTACGCTTATCCATATCGGCTTCAAGTGCCGCAATTCCTTGATCATATTGACGCTGATTAATCAATTTAGAATCCAAATTGTTTTTCAGCTTGGTTCTTTCTTTGTTTTGATTCCGCTCAAACTGCCTTAAATGACGATTCTCGTTATCATTTACATATTGGTAATAGGTTGACCAAGCATTTAAAAAACCTTGAACAGCTTGCCCAGCAGCATTTATTTTAGATTCTACAGTATCTAAATTTGTAAATGTGTCAACCCAATCTTGTGCAGAAAAACCGAAGATGTCTATTTTTCCCCCGGTACCAAGATCCAATCCATCTGTTTCTCCAGAGCCTGATAGCTTTGCTTTTTCAGCAGCTACTTCTGCAAGCTTCAGCTTGATATCATCGAGCATCTTTTCCATTTCGGCTTTTTGCTCTGGAGTAAGTATCTCCAAATCAAAACCACCGAAACTACCCTCATCCATTATGTAGTTGAATTGACGTATCAATTCTTCCAAATGCTTGGCTTCTGCCTCTAACTCTTCTTTTTGGTGGAGTTCCCGCAGTTCTTTTTGCGCTTCCTTATTGCCTGCATAGGCAGCCAGTTCTTCAGCGTATTTGGTTTGGCGTAGGGTTTTGGAACGTTGATAGTTTTCCTCTTCAGCTTTAAATTGTTCGCTTAGGCCTTTCATAATGAAAGTACCGCGATCTTTTTCATAAAGTTCCTGTTCCAAACGCAGCTGCGCACGGATGGCTCCGTTTTTACGTATTTGGTCTTCAGTCAACTTTCCTTCAGTAACCAACTGCTCGGAAAGCTTTTGCATTTTTATATCATGCTGCGTGTCATAAACTGCCAGCTCTGCTAGAAATGCATCGTCAATAAGTTGGGCTTTTAGAAGAAGGTTTTGGCGCAGGATTTCAATACTCTCATCCTTTTCTGCTTTTTGTTTTGGATCTTTTCCTGGCGGCGTGAATACACGCACCAATTCCCACTTACCATTTTTAAAGATGAAGGTCTGGCCACCCATTTCTTTGGTGTCACCTTCTTTGGGTCCAGTTTCCTCCGGAGAAATAAGATTGGTTGCGTCCTGCGGCGTGAAATTCAATTCATTTAATTTAGCAACTAAATCTGCCTCACGGTTTAATTGAATTTCTATTTCCTTATTGACCTGGTTATAGGCTGAACGTGCTTGATAGAGTTCTTTATAGCCGTCCAAACGCTCAAGAAGTTTTTGCTTTTCTACTTGAGAAAGCACTTCTGAATTTTTTATTTCGGCAATATCATCTGCATATTTACTCTCAAAGAATTTTTTACGGCTTTCAAACTCCTTTAAAGCATCCCTTTGGCGAATGGCAAGAACTTTTTGTTCCTCCTTTACTCCAACTAGACGTGATGCAAGTGTGGATGCTTCTTCATCTGCAGCCAGACGCTTCATTTTAATTTGCTCCCTTACGGCATCTGTATTTAAAATATAAGCTCCGGTCTCTTTATCGATAGCCATTACAGATTCGCCCAAACGATCCTTTAAGCGAAGAGTAATTATATCCAATTCTTCTTTTGCCTCGGCCGTGGGTTCTACTCCATCAGCCGTGAGCTCTTCATATCGATCCAAAAGATTTTGACTCTCATTTGCTAGTTTCCTGTTCGCTTTTGCTGACTCGTAAGTAACTTGGATCTCCTTATCAATTTCCTCGTTTACATCTTTGATAGCACCTATTAACCGGCCAAAAATGGTAACCAAACCAGTAAGTAGGTTTGATACAGCCTTACCTCCCAACATTCCCTGAAATGCCTTGGAAACTTTCTCCATTGTAGCAGCCAGGTTGTTGTTTTTTACGTTGTATTCATTTATAAGTGAAGTGCCATCCTTCATAGATTGGTTGGAAAGCTCCAGGCGGGAACGGAACAACTGTTGGTTGTTCGCCATTGCTCCCAAAACTTTATTGGCTCCATCTGCAGATACTCCTAAATAATCTAATGTTTGTGCCGTTTCAGTAGCGTTCATTCCACGCAATCCGTCAGCAAACTTGATCATAAATTCTAAAGGATTCTCATTTATGAGTGCTTCAACCTGTTCGGTTGTCAAACCCATTACATCAGCAAATTTTGAAGCTTCAGTGGATGCCTGGTTCAATACAATTGAATAAGCGCGAGCAGCAATTTCTGCCTGTATCCCACTTTCTTCAAATGCTGCTCCTAAAGCCAATGCATCAGCAATACTAGGTTTCAAAGCATCAGACATAGAACCCAAACGCGTGGCAAATTCGGCAATATTGTTTTCAGTGGCCACACCATCTGCACCCAGATCATTTATTGCGGAACCAATAGCGTTATAAGCTTCCCCTACTTTTAGGTCCTTGGTTTCTTTAAACAATAATTTCAGTTTACCAAGCTTGGATGCAGTTTCTTCAGCTCCTCCCGGGAACGAATCTGACAATGCCACCACGGCCTTATCCATAATGGCAACGAAATCTGCAATTTCATCTTTAGCGATACCGATTCGGCCACCTTCTTCAGCAATTTTTAGAAGGTCAATTCTTGAAGTCCTGGTCTGTAGAATACCGAAAGAAGCGGATAGATTATCCACTTCCTTAGCCGTTAATCCGGTTGTTTTTTGAACATCACTTTGGGCATCGGCCAGTTTGCCATTGTAATCAATGATTTTTTGCATTGACAGGGCTACCCCTGTTAAGGTTGCTATTATGGAAGCCCCTAGTGCAGCGTATTTGTTAAAACTTCCCGCAACTTTAGACATTGTACTCTCAGTGGCCGCAGATCCTCGTCGCAATTCTGCCATACGGGCATTCACACGCTGTAAATCGCTTTCCAGTCTTTTATATTCCGCTGAGCCTGGAATCATATTGATAAGCTGGAACCGTAAAAGCATCGCCTGCTTTTTTAATTGGTTCATGGTAAGACCGGTGATACCAATCTGGTCGCGAAGGCCTTTCATTTTGGTGTTGTTCTCACCAATTTTTACGGAATTCGCTTTTATTTCTGCAGATAGTTTTTTGTATTCTTCGCTGCCACGTTTGCCAGCGGCTTGCAGTTTTGCGCGCTCGGCTCTTAAATCTTTGTTGGAAGCGGTAAGCTCGCGAGTAGATTTTTCAAGATCATAAAGTTCTTTTTGCGCATCATTGCCATTGACGATGATGGTAAACCGCATTTCTTCATCAACTATTCGCTTTGCCATTGAGGGTAGATTTTACCTCAATGTTAGAAAATGGGGGCGGGAAAAGTTGTGACAACAAAAAACCCACTGCTGAGAAGAAGGCAGTGGGTAGCATCAACTTAAAATTCCATACAAAATGGAATGTCTTCGTAAATTTAAATCGCTAAATCAAAATTTTCGTCCAATAATGCGGTAGCATATTGATCTTCGTCTTCCAAAATTAATAAATTTTGTTCGGGATCCAGTTTCCAAAGCGAACCATTGTCCACTTCGATACCTTCTATCGAGGTAATGTCCTTGTTATTGCGGTAAAACTGGTTCATGCAGCGGCGGATTGTACTTCTTTTTCGCAAACGCTTAAAAGAAATTGGTTCAACTGTGTGATCTCCTCGGGGGTAAAGCCTGCAATCATATTGCAGAGCTCGTTGATCTCTTTATAGAACTCCAGTACTTCTGCACGTTCCTGCGCATCTGATGCGGAGGGGTCTATAATAAAGGTTTCAAACAAAAGGTTGTTGGTTTCCTGAAATGATGGAATACTGTGGGTGTGCTGCAGTTCCATAGCCCAGCCTAGAATGGCTACTAGGGGTTTACAGGGAATGGGGGTTTCTGTGCCCGGTTGAGCGGTGATGTTGTTGGTCATAACATTTATTTTTAATAGACCCAAGAGTGGTGACCAACAACATCAAAGATATTGAAGTGACCGGACTTCCACCGGTTCTCTCTTGGGCTAGATTAAAATAAGTTTGAATCATCTTTGAATTATTGGTCAAAGCAAAGATATAAATTTTAATTTACAAATATGCAATTGCATAAAATTTATTCCAAAAGGCATTTTAGGGATTCGGCTAAATGACGGGTGTGTTTTGGATTGACTTCCTTTTCAAGGTAACCATCATTTCTATACCAACGTACTTTTTTAATCTCACTATTTATTAATTTTTGGAAGTTTTCTTCATCTACATATAGCAGGGGAAAGGCCGACCATTGCGTATGGTTCATTTGGCTGAAATATTTATAATCAGCAACAGTAGATTCGGTATAATGAAGCGTAATAACTTCATCAGTTGTGGTCAAAAACATCACATCGCCGTCTTTACGAACGGAAAAGGCATTATCTTCATAAATATGAAGTCTAATAAATTTATTTCCATCCATACTACGGACATCAAAACGCAAAAAGTCACCAAAACCCATACCTACTTTGGTTAATTGTTTTTCCTTTACAATCTTCACTTCTTTTTTTGTGAATTCATCAAATTCATTTGTTTCAAATTTGCATTTTTGAGAAAATACAAGTAGCGGAAAGAATAAAATAAGTAATGTAATTTTTTTCATAATCGTAAATTTTAAGGTTAATTGAATAAATATAACAAAATTAATCGGGGAGGAAATAAAGTCAGACCAGTTGCGCCAGGTGGCGCAATAGCCAGAAGACCTTTAGGCGGAAGATACGATCATCGGCCGCGGGGGTTTCAAGGATTGAAATTTCAATTTCTGCCAAGGTCTGGCGATGGTTTTCAGAGGAATCTACCAAGAGGAGTTCTTCCTTCCATTTTTCGAATTCTGCATTCATAATTTGGTTAGGATTTAAAAATGAATGCCCAATATATTTAAAAGTTTAAATGGTTTGGGGGAAATCCTTTAAAAGGGTCTCTTTCATCGCTGAAGTGTACTCGAAGGAACCGCGGCGTACAATATTATTTGCGTGCCCCATCACTATTTTATTGTGTACCGGGTGTGAAACTTTGCGGATCTTACCCTCTTTAGTATTTCGGGTTTTCATATCAATAAAGCGCAGCGCAATGGGATGACGCATAACAAGCTTGGTTTCATCATTGGTGTATTGGGAAGCAAAATTATTGCGGCTAGCAAATTTACTAACCTCCTTTAATTTTGCCTGCTCTATGTTTTGCCCCTCCTCACGAAGAATTCGTGACATAAAACGGCCTTTTAGTACGTCGTCATTCTGTGCCATCTTCTTCAAAAATTGATTTTAATGGATCTCCATTTGGTTCTAACACCCGAACCATTTCCACGTTACAACTAGGAGCATATACAGTTCCACATCCCGCACATTTTATTTCATATGCAAAATAGCCGTCATAATGATTTGCCTCGCCACAGGGACAATGAAAATCCATACAAACATCAGTTCCTTTCCATTGAATAAACCCATCGAAAGCTGAATGATGATCAAAAAGCTTAAAGGCTTCTTCTAAATTTTTAGCTGTTTTCATCGGTTAATTTTAGCATTCCGGCTTTCCAGAGTATTTCCAGTTTTTTTGAAACGGAAACAATTCGCTTATTCTGGTTAAGCAATTCATATTTTAGTCTTTTATCAATTCCCGCATTTTTTTGGAGCTCATCGCTCGCCAAAATTTTTGAAATTGCTTTATCGATATCCGTGAGTGTCATAAATTTCCTTTTTATGGTCGGAATTTACGACTTTTTTATTTATAAATCAAATGTAAATACAATCGTCCATCCATTGCACTGGCTATTGTTATACACGTCCACGATCTGAATGCTGGTTGGATCTAAAAAGCGCATGATATTGCATTCGCCATCCAAATGATCCTCCAGGAGTTTTGCCTTAACCAAATTGGCAATGGCAAAAATGCGATCGCTCTGGGCTATGTATTCAGCATCGGTTAAATCGGAAAAATCCGTTTTTTCGAGGATCATCAGTTCGGTAAACCCACGAAGACGGAAACCATCGCCACTTTGTGGGCTGTTGTTTCCAAAATTGGGCATCAAGCCGAGCATAAGCGCATTATCCTCTCGCTGGAGATCGTTGATGTATTTAGATAGTTGCTTTTCTGAAGTAACCATCTTATTCAGATTGATTCCGGCAATTTGCGCCTGGATCTCGTCCATATAATCCTTAAAATCCTGTATTGCTGCCATTATGTTTCTTTTTTAGCATTTTTTTGTCTACCTCGCTCATCTAGATCTTTTTTTCGCATATCGTAAAGTAGTAGGGCCACCTCCCAAAGCTTTGTGCTGCGCACTTGCTCTAAATTGCCGAGAATACCTGTTTTGGCAATTTCAATTCCTGTTGATTTAATGCCCAGTGAAGGGTAGGGGCTTTCATAGCCACTTTCTTCATCTAATGGTTGATTGGTAAACAAAATGGATAGATCAATGATTTGGCCATTGTAGTACACCTGTGAACCGCTGAAATAGGTATGGAACATTGCAAAATTGTAGTAAAAGCCATAGAGCGTACCTATTGGAACCTGTGAGAAGCTAAGTGCTGCACTATCAATTTCAGAAGAAAGATATCCAAAGCGTTTGTCGTTTCTTTTTTCCCGGTAGAAGGTGGCCATTAATTCTTGGAGCAATTCACGACAAGGCGTTTCATTATACTGCAGGAAACGGTTCAATCCATCTTCATATTCACCAAAATCAACATCGCGAAACCATTGGGATGGACCATAGTATTTTTTGTTGAAGGGAAGTGTAACGCAATCTATGTAGTTGCGAGTATATTCCAGCTTTAACGAAATTACGTTGTCATTTCTATTGAAGTAAGCCGCAATATATTCTGATAACATCGCAATATTGCTCAATGCTTCCTCCAGCTCCTCTTCCGGCAACTTACGATCGCCTTTTTTAAGCTCCAGCAATTCGTAAACCGCCAAAGTTGCAAATTCATAGTAATCGATTTCCTTGGTTTCCATTCGGTACACAAGGCTGAAAAATGCGATGTATTGCCGTTGGTCCATTTTCTCCAGACACAATGGCAAATAGAGCCATTTATTTAGCTCAGGTATTTGTATGGGCAATATTTCGGGGAAATCTGTCATTTGAACAGCTGCTCATATGTTACATTCAGTTCTTCCATTTTTGGACTGAATTTGTCCAAAATTGCCAACTTCACTTCCTCTTTGTTTTTGAAGTCTGCCGGAATGTATTTACTCCTGGCATCTACTCCAAAATATTTCCGGAGGAATTGGTTAATGTCGCGCCGCAACGCTTTGCGATCTGCAATCATTTGTTCAACCACAGGCTGCATCGCTTTTGCCTGTCTTGACAAAAACCAACGACGGCGAAGGCACTTAAAAAATTTGATTATTCTTTTTATCATAGAAAGTAAACTTATAGGTTGATTTTTTATCCTACGAAGCCATCATCGGTTCTAAAACCGAACTTGTCTTCATCGGGGCAATTGGTTGTTTGAGTGGTTGGTTCTGGATCCGGTTCCTTAACGGCGGCTTCGATATCCAAAAGCACTTGTGCTGTGTCTTCCTTGAATTTTTGCTCCAACTGATCAAGAACATTATTTACTATTGGCATTCTGCCTTTAATCGTAGCCCTATCACCACGCACAGCTTGAGATATACTGTCTGGAAACAATGTTACCTGCAGACGTATAACTCCCCAAGCAAGTGCAGCGTACACGGTTGCTTCCTGAATCATTAAAAGCAGGGGTTCTTCATCTGCAGATAAAGCGGAACCATCCTTTCTTTTCGCCTTCAGCGCATCATAGGCAGTTTGTCCAATTCTAGGAATGATCAAACGTTTTTCCGCCATGGCGATGCCAGGAGAAAGTTTTTCCAATAAGTATCGCGAATTGATTGTATAGAATTGGTTGAACTCTTTAACAGTGCGTACAAATAGGCGATGTGTGGCTTTGTAATTATCTGAAGCCTTCCAGGTATTTGAACTTTCATCCAATAGGTTTATGAGATTGTCCATAGCACGATGGGAGCGGCGCTCCAATTCGTCGTTGCTAGCAACAATCATATATTCAAATGGCGTTTTGCTATCCTCACTGGTTAGCATCTTACGGCCGTTGGTACCGTGCTGAAGGTCATTGCTAGGCGCAAAATAGCGGTAGGCGAGATTGGCAATGGCGTTTTGTGCAAACTGGAGGATCTGCCCAGCTGTGGTTTCGTAATCAAAATTGCTCTCATAGGTAGCTACAATTTCCAAATAAGTAGTGTTGCCGAGGAAGCTGGCAATCTCTTGAGTGGCATTCACAAGATCAGGCTTTATTTTCTGAAATTTGAAATCGGCATCCACGAACCCAAGGGCATCCTTGAACTCTTTGCTAAAATCGGCTCCTGGTTTGTTAAATAGTAGTTTCATTATACTTTGTTTTTAACGCGATCTGTACTTGTTGTGTCTTCTTCCCTTTGTGGGGCTATGTGATAGAAGCCTACTTTCACTTCCTTTTCTGGCCAGTTGGCTTTAATGGCGTAGTTCAAAGGTTTGCATACTATCATTTCAGGTATATCGATACCGGTGATTAGATAGTTTTTAAGAGCGTAGAGCTGCTCACTTCCGGAATCTGACTTTCCACTTTCACCTGCTCCGCCAAGGGCAGGGTGCATACCAACGCCTGCAGCTACCGAACGGTTGGCTTCTTTGCTTATTTCGAGATTGGAAGTCACCAAATCTTTTAAGTTGCCCGGTATTTCCTTTATCTCCCAACCGTGCTCTAGAATGTTATTTCCATCTACTTCAACATACTTAACAGTGTGCCAAAACTTCCCAGTGTTATCTGCACCGGATAAGGCTGTAGTTACTTTACGCAGATATTTTGTTCGCTCAGTGAGGAGCATTGAAGCTTCATAATTTTTTTTATCCCGTATGCATTTTTCCTTTAACTCTTCTTCCATTTTCTCCCAGAACTTTGCAGGGGAAATAACGTGATACTTTACATTGATACTGTTTTTGGCAAATGCTTTTAATATCAATGGTACAGCAGTGGATCTTCTAAGCCACTCTAATGAACCGTATAGGTCAGGAACCGCATAATAATCACTGCAGAAGCTGTACATATTGCTGTAGTAGTATGCGTTTTTATGCTTGAATGGATCGTTATAGTCGAACAGTGGATACACAACGTGTTCGGTACTGCTTTGATAGTGGCGATTGAAGTCTGGCGTATATATGCAATGGGTAGCATCCTTGCCGGGATCTGATGATAGTTTCGCTAGTCGGTGATTGTTTGCGTTGCGATGCTCTAGTTTTGCGATCTTGGGAGCTCTTCCTAATCGTGCTGATCTATCCTGATAAAACATAGTACCTACACACTCTATATAATGGAAGTCCACACAGGCTTTCATTAGGTATTTTTCATAATCCCAACTCTCAAGCCATTTTGTTACTTCAGCATCTTTTGTCCATTTCTTTACAAGATCTCCTTTCTCATCAAAGTCCTCTATATATAGCTTAGGACCCTTACCCCATAGTAATTGAGATTTCTTTTTTAAGATACCTGGAGCAATGTAGTTTTCTTGGACTACATTTCTAATTGTCTGAGGCAGATCATCGGTACTTCCGTATGGAAATACAGTGTATTGTTGGAGTTGATAGTCCTGATTGGTCCAGTCTAACGACGTACCCTCAGTACGTTTATTATCTAACTCCCTTGGATTCTCAACAGCTTCAAACGTAAATGAAGCCTCACTGGTTGTAACTAAGCCGCCATTCTCGCGGAACATTTCTACTTCGAACATTTGATATCGTATTGGTTAAACGAGGTGAGTAACGGAAAATAGAACCAACGGTTTTCGTTTGTTTCTAAATCAACATAACCGATTAAGCTACGTGATTTAATACCGTGTTCTGATGAAAGGCCTACACGAAGCTTAGCCTTCTTTATTTCCTTGAACCCATCACTTTGTTGGGTAGATAGGTTGCATCCAAGAAAGGAGAATGAGAATGGTATGTTGTCGTCTGACAACTTACGCATTCGCTTTAAGGCTTCGTAATGTGCAATTGCATTCATCCCACAATTATATAACATAATGGTTGGGATGATTGTGACAGGTAATTAATGGTTATAACCACTAAAACCGAATAAGTGGTTGTAGTGGTTAAGACCTAAGTGGTTGGGCGTGCAAGCCCTTTATTTATGGGCATTTGTCATATATCTAAGAAAAAAGCCTTTATGCAATTGCAATAACGCCATTGAGCGGGACGGTATCTGCGATGCTTCAAAAACCCGATGCGGGTTTTTGTTTTGGGTTTGTTTGCTGAAATTCAGTTAATTAGGTTTTTTTGATTTTTAATGGAATGAAATTTTTGAGGGTTTTTTGTTTTAAAAATATGTTATTTAGAATAAGTAAAAATTAGCCTAAACCCCTGTAAAATATAGATATTTGGCGTGTTTAAAGGTCGGAATTTCCGACTTTTTTTTGTATCTTTAAGTTATAATAATAACCCTTAAAACCATACATCATGGAAAAATTGAAAGAGGCGAAAGCCACAAACAACAAGAAAAGTGCAACCGCTAAAAACGCAACCGCAAAAGCGGAGCAAAAGCCACAAGCACAAGGAGAACCAAAAAAGGAAGATGCAAAAAAAGAAGTTGTGCAAAAAGCCACAACCACCATTGACCAAATTTTGAACCCTACTGCAGAAAGCAGAGTTAAAAAACTTGAAATCTTTAACAAGTTAGCCGACAAGAAAAACCGCATAGATACGAAACTTGACGAGTTAACGAGTTTCAGAGTTAGCCAGGACGGAACAGAAGCGAAAATGGAATTTTCTGCAGGTAACGGTTACCGCTTCAAGATTAGCAACCCTTTAACCATTAACATGCTTTTGGACGTGGTAGAAAAAGAACTTTCAACACTTCAAACGCAAACAGACAAGGAAATTTTAAATTTTCAAATCTAGTATTAATCAAAGAACCCCTAAAGCCGTTGCAGGGCGATAGGGGTTTTTATAACACATTATAGCATCATGGAAAACAACACTACAAAGAGCCGTAAAACTAACCCTTTTTTACTTTCCGAGCAAGTTAAAAGCATTCTACAAAAACAGGGTTTTTCGTCAATCTTCAATTATGACGATTATAATTTTTTTAAAGAGCAATGCAAAAACGCATTCAATAAAGCGCAAGCCATAGCGGAGAAATTCCGAGCGGAAGCAGAACCACAAAAAAACGATTTCAAAGATTATATTTTTTAAAGGTACACGTGAGCGGGGAGGAATTTTGTATAACGGCTTTTGAGGATGCACCCCGATAACAAAAACCTGAAAACGCCTACCGTTGAATATTGGTAAGGAATTAGCCGACAGGCGAAACGATACACGCTTCAAAACTTTAATTCCAACACTTTAACACAAATATCATGGAAACACAAAGTAAAGAATTAACGCCAGTACAACAGAAACGCCAAGCCTTGAGAGAAATTTCAAAAGTGGCTAAAATGATGCTTCAATCCGAAGCGATGGAAGAAGAGAACGTTAACGAAATCGTGATTAATCACTTCTACACAAACGACACGCACCAAGAATTTAAAAGCTTCAAAGGTTGGATGAAAGCAGGATTTGCAGTAAAGAAAGGTGAAAAGGCTTTTTGTATCTGGGGAAAGCCAAGAGATAAAAAAGAAACCGACCCCCAAGAGGAAAACGAGGAACAGGGCAAAAAATCTAAATTTTACCCTTTAGCCTACATTTTCAGCAATGCGCAAGTTGAACCCCTAAAAAAGAAAGAAAGTGCCTAAAACAAGAGATATACCACAGGATTTGAGGGAATTTAATTCCCTCTTTTCCTTTATAGCAATGCGCCACGATGCCGCGCGCGTCTTCGACGATTTTCTAACCCTTGTTATTTGTGTGCTCGCACGACAAACACAAGAGGACTGGTACCTCAGTACCATAAGAAAATACAGCGAAGACGAGATAAATAGATTTCCCAAAATGCTGGGCAGTTTGTTCATTATTTATGAAAACGCCCGCAGAGCGGGAGAATGGACAGACCCTCTCGGCTCTTTTTATGAAGCCATTGCCGGCAACTATAAAAAAAGTGGCCTAGGGCAATTCTTCACTCCTGAAGCGATTTGCACAATGTGCGCCCAAATGATTATTCCAAAAGGAACTTTCGGAAAGAATATCAACGAACCCACCTGCGGTAGTGGCCGTATGATATTGGCAACCCACATACACGCTCCCGGTAACTACTATGTAGCACAGGATATGGACCATATATGCGTGAAAATGACTTGCATAAACTTGGCAATGCACGGCGTAAAGGCAGAAGTCCATCACATGGACACCCTGCAGAATAATACGCCTTGGAATAGCTACATAATTAACCACGACTATTGGAAAACAAAAACGCCATTCGTCTATAAAATCAACGAAGGAGATTAAGATCTCCTTTTAGTTGTTTTCCTGAAACGCCTTACGCTGCAATCGTAAGGCGTTTTTTTATAATCTATCTATAACATTCTTTTGAAAAAAATTTCTTTCTCCAAATTCTTCCTTGCACCGTTCATAATGGGAGCGGCTATTAGTGTAATTTTCTCTAGAAGTTAGAAACCATTGACCATCTGGAATATCTTTGTTTAAAACTAAATCCATTCCTAGATACTTTTCTCCTTCAGCAAATTGCTTAAGCGCAAGAAAATAATCTTCCGGAAGAACCAGAACATTAATACTTGTATTTTTTCGATACTGTTTTAAAAAGTTGTCTATTTCAATTACTCGAACCGCATTTTGAAATGCCTCGAAAGACATCGCTGGAGTCATAGGGCGATTGTCTTCATTTAGACAATCATTAAACCCTTTGAAAATTTTGTGTAGATATTTTTTTTCTGCCATACCCAAAAATACAAAATATGCGCACATCTGTTACATTTTCATTACAATTGTGCGTACAATTTTTTGATTATCTTTGAATTATGGAAAAATTTATATTCAACGACAACGAAGTTTCCTTAGATTCAAAAAAATTTAATGATTCTTTATTTTTGGACCAAAAAAAATATAAATCTCCATTTCTTATAAAATTAGACCACGAAGAAATAAAGCAAGTTGAAAAATCTTGGCTTGAAAAATTTCAGAAGGATGATTACACTTCTTTTATACAACGCTTGATCATTGAACAAAAGGATAAATTTGTAAAAATGGTAGCTAACAAATTCATCCCAGGTTTTGATTCTGAAAAAATTGAAGAATCTTATATTAAAGAAACTTCAAATTTATTTGATTTTCTTTTAGTCTATGACGAAGAAGTAATTGGTCGCGTCATCGGCAACTTTGATATGGAAGGAAGAGGACAAAATTTAAACTTTAATTTTACCGGAACACCAGGATTATGAATAAACCAGCAGAACACACCCCAATGAAGTATGAATATAACGAAGACGGAAGCCTTCGGTCAATTTCTGCTGAAATTATTACCGATAGGGTAAGAAGCAAACTTATTGCTCAGGGAACGCATCCCGAAGTAGCTGATTTTGTAGAAGAAAATTTTCTTGCATTAAATAGTTTGCATTATTCAGACAACAAAATTAATCCAAATTTTCTGTTTGCAGGAGAAAGAATAACAAAATCTGCAGCTGAAAAAATAGCTTATTTAAGACAATTTTTAAAGCCAAACGAAAGCTTGGCTTATATTTTTGAAGGTTGTGATCGGTTTATTGGTCCTCAATTTAAAAAAGAATAACCCTACATCCCATCCAGCGCAGTAATAATAACGCTGCGTTTTCTTTTGGCCATATTTGCCCATTTTTTACGGTACATCAAATACTTAAAGGTATCACCCATATTTGTAGAGTTCATTGGCAGTTGGAAAAGCGGTAAACCTTCGCTGCTTTTATTTTTATAGATCTGCACACTTCCTTTTTTGTCCCGCTTCTGAAGAATTTTTGTAAGCTCCAGCGACGATTTCAATTCACGGCATTGGTAAACGTCTATCAATAATTTCGGCAAGCCTTCCATTTGCCCGGAAAGAACATTTTTCATAAAATAGTATTCCTCACTTTGGTAAATGGTAGCCTGGTCACGGCTCATTAAATTCACCGTCCAGCCGGTACGGTTTCCGGATGAATCTATTTCAATACAATCCTTCAGTTCTGCAGCCCACGAACGGCCACTACTTTCGTATTGGTTCCCGCTCCTGTCGTAATACATATTCAAAACCTTCCGTTTGTGGGGCTTAAAAAACTTTATAAAATGATCACCCATTTCGCGCGAGCTCTCCGGCGCCAGTTTATAAATATTCTTCAGACATCTAAATTCCTTGCCGCGCTCCTGGGCAATTACCATACTCAGCATTCGCCCAAAATCGATACCGCAATCCAATTCAGCATTGGGATCCAGGTACCGCAAAATATTACAGTTCGCTTCTTCGTGAAGCCCAAGGGAATGATCATAATTTTCATTGATACCATCCCTATAAAAATGGTCCTCACTCAATCCGGAATAAAACTTCTCGCCATCTTCCACGCCGCCCTTTATGGAAAGAACGCTTTGCTTGAATTCTTCCCATCCCAAAGTGTTGAGCAGATCCTTCAACACTTCCGGAGTAAGCACGTCTATATTGGTAAAGGAAGATGCCACAATAAAATAAGAAAGGTTTTTCCGAACCCGCAACCAGTCAGCGTATAGCCGTGCCCTGGCTCTAATAAGCTTCCTCACTTCCGCTTTATTCTTATTTTTTAAGGCGTTGGCGAGTTTCATTTCATTCTGATAGTAAAAGTAGCCGCAGTAATAGGCCACTTTTGCCTGCTCCAAATTCATATTTTTCCGAAGCTCCAGCACCCAAGGATCATCGCCTTTTCCCAAGTTGGGTAAATCGGTAGTAAAACAGGTACCGCGGTAGTATGCGGAATGCTGGTACATATTGAAACCACGCAATGCCGGCAGGATGATATCCACTTTTGACTTGCCAATGTATTTTACTTCATCCGCCCCAATGTATTGGTACGAGTTCCCCGCAAGTCCGGAAACCTCATTTGCGGAACCAATGATGATGGCAGCGCCGTCGCGATGATAAATTGTTTTTTTCCAGTTTTCTACAGGAATGTAGGGCTTTGCGAAATACTTTGGCGGCGGCTCCCCCTTTACGTAGTCAATGCCATACTTCCAATCGCGAAACTCTCTCCAGCCGGTTTCCAAACCTGGTACCAAGTTTGTCCTGGCATTTTCATACGTATTACAAAAAAACATCTGCAGACTCCGGGGCATTTCAATTAAAGCTTCCTGAAAGCGCTCGGCGTGGATTGCGGTCGTTTTACTCGTTCCACGCCCGGCAATTACCTGCAGATCCTTTGGAGCGATGTACGCAATAGCCTGGCTAAGCCAATTGGCATAGCGAACTTCTACAAGCGGATCGTTTTTTGTTATCATTGTTCCCGGGGATCTTCTTTTTCCTCAAGGAAAAGTTTCATAGGAAGTACGCCAGCTTCTTCCTGTATTTTTTTGATCACCACTTCGTGCAGCTCTGGGTAGGCTTCCGTCATAGCCTTCAATTCTTTTCGGCTCACTGGAGGCAAACCTACATCTTCCGGAAGTTGAGAATAAAGCTTCAATGGACGGCGTGTAAATTCTTCATCAATTCCATCATCATCGGGATAAATTTCTTTGATGACATCTTTCATATCAATCATCATTTTCTGCACCTTGGCCGCATCTGCCGTATTGGCCGTAAGCATTATGGCCACGGAAAGGTTTTTTTCCATTTTCTCCAGCAATTCATTCAGCATTGCTTGTTTGCTTGCCGTAGGATCAATATAAAAGAACTCCACGGCCTGATTGTGGAGTTTTGTGGCCAAATACCTAGAATAGCCCTCTACGTTCACCAAATAAGAGATAATGGCGTCTTTTGAGCCCCATTTGTCAAAACGCAAACGCATAGCGCGCACTTTGTCCATGGCATCAAGATATTCCACAACTTCCTTGGGCATCGTTTTGCTCTCAAAACCACGCTCCATATATTCGTAAATCTGCTCTATGGAAATATCCTGTATGTCGGGGAATTTACGTGCCAAACCAAATTCTGTTTTTAATGGCCAGAACATCCTTGGCCTCTTTTATTTTTAGAAAAGTTTGTGCTGCAGTAATGTTTCCGCTTTCGGCAAGTTGGCGCTGTTTGTCTATCAACAAAAATTCGCTCTGAAGCTTTCCGGCTTGTACAGCGTTCCAAAAATCACTGTCCTTAGTTTCGGCTTGCATTTTAAATTCACCGTACTCAAAGCCTAACTGTAGTGCCATTTCACGAAGTGTAAACCCGCAGGCTGCCATCCGCTGAATTAATTCTTCATCGGTGAGCTCTTCGGGTTCCGGCTTGGATTCCTTTTCAGAAAATTTACTCAAGCTGCCGAAGAATTCGTCTTCGTCATTATTTTTCCATTTTTTAGCCATAAAAAATTATTAAACACCAAGCTATTTTACAAAGAATGTGCAAGGCTTGATCCTGATCAATAGTTGTGTAATTTTCACATTTCAGAAAATCAATAATCCAATGAAAAATGAATTCAGCAAAAGCTAAATAAATATTTTGGGATATAATAAAAACTGCTCCAGCGTGCGTAAGACTATGCGCTGAAAGCCAATAAACCCAAACGTGTTTTACAGGTTTTTGTCCTTCAGGAATTTTTGAAAAATCCAATGGGCGATTCCTGTTTTTTCCCCTCGCCATTGAATCTATTTGCAAAGGATAATCAGCCACTGCGTGGCCAATAATGAAAAGAAACAATAATGTAACAAATTCCATAGTCTCAATTTTAATCAAGAATTTCCCAATCTGAAGCAAATGAATCTGCAACAGTTGGACTATAACTTGTAATTGAATTACTTAAACCAACCAACGCAAGTTGATCAGAATAATAGATTGCATCAATTTGCTCTTCCTCAAATGTTTTTAAGAAAAAATCTTTTACCGTTTGCGGCAAGGATTGCATTTTCGGAACTACTTCTTTTGGAATTTCAGAAGGAACTTGACGAAAAATAAACCGTTTGTCCTGATGCCAGCTTGAGCGTCGAACACGTTTTCCATCATTTAATGCTTGAATTACTTTTTTAAATTTTGCCATAATTTCGATTTTCTAAATATTTATATCAGTATTCGGAACATTTGTTACGTTTTAGGAAACTTTTGTTCCAGTTTTGGAAATTATTCCATTCAAAGCTTTATACCGGATATCCACTTCAGTAAAAAGTTTCATCCTAAAATCAAACAATCCCTTGCAGTTGGCAAAGGCGTATTGTTCGTAGTATGCGTTTTCGCTCCAATTGCCGGACCCTTCAATTACAAAATGTCCTTTCTCGGTTTCCAGTAAACATACCTTGGCGTGTACCCAGGCGAACAACACATTTAGGTTCGGATTCTCTTTGGCGCTCGCCGATAGCAGATCTGCTGTTATCGGGTTTCTCTTCAACATCGTATCGCTCACTAAAAGCGTTATTTGGTCCACAAACCCTTGCCTGTGCAAATCAATTAATGCTGTAATTACCCTTTTATTGATGCTGTACGTAGTGGCGTACAGATGCTTTATGGTGGTCTGCTTGCAGATCCACGGAATAAAAGTGAAGGCATTAAACGAATTGTCACTCTGCAGGAAGAAAAACTCTTCCTTTTCCGGCAGTCTTTTTATGTCTGCCTCCAGCTTGGCAACTTTTTGGTAATGCGCAGCCAGGTATTTTGAAACAAAGCTTCCTGTTTTGGAATCACCGACATTCCCCGAATCGGCGCCCTCCACAGGAAGATTGAATAATCTATTTCTTGTCGGCTTCATTCAATCGGGCATCGATTAAATTAAGCTCATCTTGCCATGCTTTGATTTTAGCCTCGGCTTTTTCTTTTTTCGCGGCTTCCATTTTCTCCAGCTTTGGCGTTTCACGCGAAATATAAGAGCGAAGATTGCCTTGGCGTTTCATAGCCTCTTTAGTAGAATAGCCATCCACTTGCTTTTGGAGCATATCATCTGCAAATATGGGATGATTGCCAAGGATCTCTTTATGCTCTTGGTAGTAGTTCAACTCATCGTAGATAAGTTGGTTCAGCTCAAAATTTTCAACGGAAGTTTTACCTAATTCAAAAAGGCCATCCGTTTCACCTGCAGCTTTTTTTCTTTGAATTTCATTAAATGCAGCGTGATACGCTTTTAAAGCTGTGAATTTATCGGCCACAAGAATTTTGAATTTGTCTGGGCAATCCTTTTCATTTAAGAAAGGAAATTCCTCGCGCAGTTTTTTCTTTTCCTGAGCTTCGTCTCCAGGTTCGGGATTTTGATTTTCTGAAGCTTCGGTTTGTGAAGTTTCTTTGGAATCCTCAGAATTCTTAGTTTTTTCAGAACCTTCAGTTTTTTTTGTTTCAAGGCCCTCTAAGGCTTCGCTTTCCTCTGTTTCAACTTCCATTGATTTAAGCAAAGCATATTTAGCTTCCTGCAAATTCAATACTGCAGAATTTTTTGCTTGAGCAATTTTGTTCTTTTGAGTTTTCTCAATCAAGGCTTTAAGATCAGCGCTCTTTTTTGACTCTGGAGTAATTTCTTGCTCAGCTAACCAAGCAATCATTTCCTTGTTTCCTGGCAATCCTTTTGCGAATTTTGGAAGATCTGCAGGTAGCAGCTCGTCCAATTTTGAAAACTCGGTAAGATCTACAGCTTCTTTTTGTAAATCTTCTAAAGAAGTATTTACAAAATCAATTGCCAGCAATCTTTGCTCTCCAGTTAAAATTTCTTGAGCAACTTCTTCCTCTTTTTTCTTCGGAACATACGCGCGCACTTCAGCATCGGTAATACCGTAGGTTTGCTTTACGTCATATTTCAATGTTTCCAGATTTGCCTTACTAAAGCCGCTGGCATTGTAATATTTTGCCAGTGATGGACCGTGATGGGGATGTTTTATAAATAGCTGAAGCAATTCATTAAATTGCTTTTGTGGAGCTTCATTGCTATTAAGCGCCTCAAGTACTTTCTTTTTTTCCATGGTGTTTGGTATTAATTACTAATTAGTGAATCAAATATGCAATTGCATTTTTGCAATTGCTGTGACAACAAAAAAGCCACCCCGATTAAGGAGTGGCTTTTCAGCTTTAAAACTATTGCTATGAAAACAAATTACGAACGCGCTCTTTCAATAAAGAACGTGTCAGTGCCATCGTCAAAGATTTCAAATGTAATGGTCGCATCCTCTAGTGCTGTCCAGGTTGTTCCATCGGCCAGCATTACGGTTCCAGCAGTTGTGGCACCATTTGCTAAAGTGGAAGGATCTGCACCGCCGCCACCAATTATAGTGAACAATGTTCCTGCAGGTTGCGTAGCCGAAGCCAAAGCAATCGTACCTCCAGCTGCATCAGCAGGCAGTTTGTACATTAAACCATTTGCAGGAGTCACATCGATCGTTAAATCGGTTTCATATGGCGCGCCAAAAGATTCTGTGCCATCGTAAAAGCCAGGAACATATTTTGAACCTACACTTTGCTCAAAAGTCATCTTGATCATACGGCCGCTTGAATCGTCCGTTTGCTCAGCTTTCAACTTCATTGGAGAACAGGGCGTCCCATACAGACGCTTATAACCGTCAATACAGTTATTTGCAAGAATGAAATAATCTACGCCAATGTTATTCTGAATAAATTCAGAAAGTTCCAATACATCACCAGGTGTGGATCCTTCAAACTTTTGTTTGATGGTTTCCATATCCTCATCACCTTCGGTGGTGTAGGATTTTACCTGTTTTGAAGGGGTGCAATACACGGTGAACATTTTTGCTCCCGATTTCATTACAATATTCCCTACAGTTCTAACCCCTTTGCTATCGCGCGCAGGCCATACAAGCACGTCTTCAAAACGGCCTAGGGTTACATTCGGTTTGTTAGCCGCGGCGGCCCCCGCTCCGGGACCGCTTTTGACTACATTTTGTGGTATCCACGTCATAATTTCTGACTTTTTAGATTAAACTTATTAAGCGATGGTTCTCGCTACTTCTTCCCACACGCCGTCAATTTTTGTAAGCGTGATGTTATCTGCACCGTTGGCAAGGATCGCTCCTGCGCCAACGTTTATATTACCCGCTACATCTTGTAGGGTCAGGGCACCACCGGCACCACCATTGATCACAATCTCTTGGCCTTCTACACCGCCGATTATTCCCTCAAGGGTATCAACACCACCGGTATAATTGAATTCGTAACCAAGGTCAGCATCTAAAGTAGCTGTGCTGAAATCTACATCTGCATCAGGAACAACTGGAGGCGAAGTGGTTCGTTTCACTTCAGTGAAAGTTGTTGCTGTAGTTGCACGAAGTGTCAAAATACCGCCGCTATTTAAAGAAAAATCAGCATTGCCGGCAAGGGTGATGTTGCCATCATCCACAACCTTCACGCCTGCGCCTACAGCTGTATTACCTTGTATCTTGATTATTTGCCCTTCATAGGCACCATTGATGGTTTCAATGTTGGTAGCATAATCATTGGTAATGGTAATGTTGCTGTAGAATTCATTGATATTGATTTCTCCAGTTCCATAATCGTACAGACGCACAAAGAAGTTTTCGTTGAAAATTGGCATTCCATTGGTCCATACAGTTTGCACCTTGAAAGCTGCAGGATCTCCGTCTTTAACTTTGGTACCAATGTGGCGAACACGTACACCGAATTTATAATCGGCAAAAATGTACATATCGCGCTTCAATGATTCCATATGGTACATTGATTTCTCTGAAGGAATGTTTTCCAAAATCTCAATGTTGTCATCATAGGTGATAAACATAAAGTCGCTTCCGGAAAGTTCAGACAATGGGCAAAGCTTCACATTGGGGAAGTTTTCAATCTCCATCAATTCCTGCCCGGTGTAATTGTTGTCGTGCCCAAAAAGCACACGCTTGCGCTCTACGTGACGACGGATCCACTCCGGAGAAAGATACAGGATAAGGTTAGCGCTGTTTATTTCTTCCAGCGGTACGTTTTTCTCAAGCAGATTTTTTACGTAATCAACAATATTGCTATTTGATGGCGCGCCAATCTGGGCTGATTTGAATTTTTTCTCAAGGAAATAAGCTCTCCAAAGTTTGATTAAAATTCCATCACTACGGTGAACAGCCAAACCTGGTATTTGAGTTGAGTCAGGCGTAGGAACATATACCCCTTTCACTGCCACAATTCTATCTTCTTGACGTGCACGCTTATCAAGCTCTACCAAAAGGAATTTTACAAAGCTCCATTTGTAAGCCTGTGAGCCTTCCTTATTGTACTGGTGCAACCAAGAAGTAAGTAAGGTTTGCAACAAATAACCAGCGTGCTCAATATCTACCTGTACAGGATAGATTTTAGCTTCTTCAGGCTGGATAAGTTGCTTGTTTTTTGGCAACCAGTTTTTCTTTTTTGCCTGGGTAACTTCTGCAGTAACAATATTACCATCGGCAATTCTATCTACTACATTGGTACGTATGGGCCAAAATGAAGGAAGCTTTAGGTAATCGCGATTTAATGATTTTAAATCGGCCTTAACTTCCTTGTAATAAAGGTCGGCATCGTTTTGAAGTTTTTGAACTTCCAAAGAATCGGCAGCGAAAGTTGGCATTGCCACTTGCTCTCCTTTTGCCATTTGGTTCCAAGGACGGCCCTCGAAAGCATCGTATTCTTTTTTGGAGCCGAAAAGGTGGCTTTTGGAATGCTGCATATTCTTGTCTGTTTTAGAGTGGATAATTTCCAAAGGAGAATCGCCTTCAGCGGTAGACAAGAGCTTTTGTAGATTAGCATCCATTTTTTTGGAATAGCTTTCAATCATAGCTTTGATTTTTCCAATCTCAGAGGCATCAATTTTATTATCCTCTTGAGCTTGTTCCAAATCTTCTTGGCTCATTCCGTGAGCGCGTAACATTTCTTCAATTTCAGTTTTTGCATCAATCAATCGTTGATCATCGTCTGAAATTTTTTCGGCTGCAGCTGCTAATTCTTTGTTGACCATTTCCAACATTTGGGCAACGTCAACTTTACCTTCCAGCGCATCTTCCAATGCTTTGAGCTGTTCGGGTGTAAAATCAGTAGCAGCATCCTTAACAGGTAATTTGCTGATGCCTAGGACGGCCAAAATCAGCGTGATTGCTTTCTTCATTTGTTTTTGAATTTAATTAGTATTTAGGTTTAATAATTACTCATTTCTGCAAGGCCTTGCGCTATCTGCATAGCCTCTTTTAAGGTTCCAATCTTATTGATCATTCCTAACCTTACTGCATCTTCAGCGCCGAATACCCTTCCTGTCAATACGCCTTCTTCTTCAATTAGATTGGGATGTGCTGCTTTAATAGCTTCTTGGAATTTTTTTGCCATTGGGTTCAATTGCATATCACGCAACATTTGGCGGCCTTTTTCCGGATCATCCTTATAGGCTCTCCAAATTTCATTTTTGTGCTGGCTGTGATCTGAATAAACTTCCTCCAGTATAATCTTTAGATCTTCATAGTATTTACTGAAATCCATCCAGGAACTTAATACACCAATACTTCCGAAACGTGCGGTAATATTATTATCCGCCATTTGGTAATCTGCCACTGCAGACGGAATCCATTTATGCAGGCTCAAGCTTTGATCCGCCAGTGAAACAATTGGCTTTCTTTTTCTTGAAGCAAATTCTATAAATGGATTGATGGCAGAAACGGAACCGCCGGGACCATCTACATAAAGCACAGTAGCTGCTATGTTTTGTTGGTTGTTGGCAAAATCCAATTGCGCAACCACTTCATCTGCACCAAGAAACCAATACCCACCATATTTCATCATTGGTCCAATAGCCTTTATAAATGCTATTGAGCCTTTGGGTATTTCTGAAATTTCCCGGGGATTGATCCTTTCCAATTCCTCATTGAAAAAAGACATCATCAGATGTTCCGGTTTTTCTTCTTTCTTCCGGTCTTCACCTTTGGCCACAACATTGTCAAAAAAATGACGCAGCTGAACCAAATCGCTAAAATCCATTAGCCATTGTCCCGTGACGATTTCGTGAAGTAATTGAGAGTTGGTATACATTTTCTGAATGATTTACACCAAACTTCGTAAACGCTCCACACTTCCGCTGTGACAACTATTTAGAACTGAAATAAATTATAGGAAACTCCCAAACCAAGAATAGGCGAGAGCCCATCTGAAGAAAAGCCATAGCCAGCAAAAATGCCTATCCCTAAACGCTTTCTGCGCTCGGTAAGGCTGTAGCCATCTACACTGGTAGTTTTTATGTAAGGGTTGCTGTTGATGACATCGATGCGAAACTGGGTTTTAAAGAAACCTGTTTTTTTATCGCCAATTACGATGCTCTGTTGATTTGGTATCGTTAGATTATCCAGGAACAAACCTTTGTTTGTTGATCGGCCAGAGAGTCCGTACCATTTTTCCTGCAGGGAAAATGGAATACTGAAATCATTTCCTTCAATTAAATAAGGAACCTCGATACTGTCTATCTTCGTAATGGTTTCCGTGCGGACTGCAGCTGCTACTTTTTTATAGTATTTAACCAAGTTTTTTAATTGTTGGGTACTGTCCTTTTGTGATGCCAACA